TGCAACCGTGCCGCAACAGTACTTGTTTAAATCCGTTTATCAATGGGATTTCGAAAATGTGACCGGCAGTCGTCGCGTGTGGCTGCAAAGCACGCTCGGTATGGTGGCAAGCTGGATGTTTTATTTTCAAAGGAGCGACGCATACTTGCGAAACGAGTGGGGAAATTATACGAATTGGCCTTACAGGTATAAACCGGACGGATTGTTACCAGCTCCAACAACAGTTCCAATTACATGGAGTCCACCTAGTTGCAGTCCTGCGTATCCTATAAATCTTGGACCTGGTTATAATGCATATTTGGATGAAAACACCGGCTATTTTATTACACCACCATTCAGCGTTCAAAATCAAAAAGACATTCTTTTGAATCTAGGAATTTTATTGGATGGCAAATACAGAGAGAATTTACTCGATGCCGGCATCTACAATTATTTGGAAAAATATACCAGCAGCCGCGGTTCAGCACCCGATGGCCTTTATTGTTATAATTTTTGTCTGAATACTGAACCCAGCGATTTTCAACCTTCCGGAGCAATTAATGCCAGCAAGTTTTCAACGATTGAGCTGGAATTTACTACATTCTATCCGCCGCTGGACCCAGAAGCGCAATTCTTAACCATTTGTGACCCGGAAACCAACGTTCCTGTGGGTGTGAATAAACCAACCTGGAGAATTTACGACTATAATTACAACTTGACTGTTTTTGAGGAACGCTTCAATATGTTGACATTTGTTGGCGGAAATTGCGGTCTCATGTATGCGAGATAAAATAAATTGAAAAAATAATTTGTTTGTTTTCATTTTACAGTGTTTTTACAGTGTTCCGTTTCTAGTTCCTATTGTTTCCATTATTCCATTATTTCGAGAAAATCTACAATCTACAATGACCACAACCACAACCACAACCACAACCACAACCACAACCATTACGACAAAAGAATTGGGACGACTTCAACGAACCATGAATGAACTACTTCAAAGCGGAAAAATGGACGAGTTTCGTTTGTTGCTCGATCAGAATTCGGAGTTGATTCAAATGACGCGAGAAAAGGGCATTATTACCATGGTGCTGCGATTTGCAATTTTGAATAATGACGATTCACGAATCGCTTCCGTATTTGACCGACTTTCCATGAAACGCGACTATTTTGCGCTCATGGTTTACAATCCTGAACCCGAATACTGTGCACACTTGTTCACGCGATACATTGACGCCGCACTCCTCGATTCCAAAGACATTCGATTCATGATTGAAAACCGCCTGACGTACCTGTTTCGTTACTTGGACGGCAAGTTTTTGCACGATTCTCAATCGGTCGATCGCGATCGCGGTGGTGAGTTGGTCGAATCTGAATCAAGCTTATCCAGGTACACGCTTCAAGGATGCGAATATTACATCCAAAAGATTATTTCTCAAATCGAAAAAGACCCCAAAAATAAATCGCAACAACATGTTCCCGTTTTGAAAAAAATTGGCGAAAAGCTTGGCGAAGCAGCAGCGCCCAATTACAATGCAATCATTGATGGCGGAAATGTTCTGCATTCATACAACGGCAGTCCGAATCCTGACGATTTGAATGCCATGATTCAACTTGTTCGTCGAAATGAATGCAATCCGCTTGTTGTTATTCACAAATCACACACCGACGAACGACGCAACCCATCCTACGCTCCGCGAATCAATGTCATACTACGTGATGTGCCTCACATTATTACACCGATTGGGCAAAACGACGACTTGTTTATTCTCTTGGCGTACTTGATGCGAATTCAAAAAGAAGAACGGAAGAATGGTTCTCGCATCTCGATTATTACGCGCGACACGTATACCGACCATATGGACAAATTCAAACATGTGGAAAAGAATGTGTCTGACGATTTCGGAAAATACTTGGCCAACGATCTTGTTACATTTGTGAACGATGGTGGAGGAAACATGCGCGTATACCTTCAACCTGTCATTTCACCTTGTGTTCAAATTGTTGAACCATATGCATACATACATATTGAAAAAACGCAGACATTTAGAAAAATACAACTATGATTTTAATGGTATTAATGGGTATTAAAAAATATAAAAAAATATAAAAAATAAAAACATATTTTTTTATTTAATTAATATATAAACAAAAAACATAAAATATCTAATCTAATCTAATTCATTATAAAATAACATTTTAACTTCATAACCCGTGTTCATTTCATATACTCAAAAAGAAACAAATCAAATTATTTATAATGAAATTAAAAAATCTTCAAAATATATTCACATTACAACCATGTTTTTCAATGATAAAGATTTACCGCTTAATTTTATAGAACTATTAAATCATAAAGTAAAAGAACATCCAGATATTGAAATTCGTATCAACATTGGATTGAATCCGTTTGATAAATCGAATATCAATGAATATAATTTAAATAAAAAAATACATTTAAGATTTATTCCTATGAGAATGATAAATACTTACCATATTCGTTTATTTTCTACTGAATCTATTTTTGCAGTTGGAGGTATTGATATTAGAAAGTTAAACTTGATAAAAACTTATATACAATTTACATTATTTATACCTATTCAAAATAATGTTTTTATAAGTAAAACGATAAGTGACAAAAATATTTTGTATGATTTTACTGAATATAAAAATAGCTATAATATTTCAAAAGTAGATCCGTATACAAAAGTGAATGAATTGATTGACAGTTCAAAACAACATATATTTATAGATAACCAATATTTTTTCAGCAATACATTTACAAATAAACTTATTGAAAAAAAAAAGAATAATCCAAATATTAAAATTGAAGTATTTTCAAATGATAAATTTGAAAATAATGTTTTTAACAACAAACAAAGAAAAGTCATATCAATGATTTTGAATATTTTAAACAAAAATAATATGGAAAAATTAAAAAATGAAATTATTGTCGTCAAAACACCACTTGAAAGTAAATATACTCATAATAAATTATTCATATTCGATAAAAAATATATACTCATGGGATCTATGAATATCATGAACAAGTCGTTGCAAACATATGGCGGAGATATAGAAATGTGCGTTCTCATTAAAAATAAAAATTTAGCAAATGAGATGCTAGACTATTATAAAAATAATTTATTTTAATACATTTAAAATGAATTTGTAAATTTAGGAATTATATTAATTTTATTATAATAATTTTATTATATTAATTTTATTATATTAATTTTATTATATTAATTTTATTATAATATTTTATTTACTAATAATATAATCATATAATAATAAAATATTAATATCAATTTTATAACATGCCCAGAGTATCCAAATGCGATAATAAGAATAAAAAGACGCAGAAAAAGTATGCATCGCGTCCATCTCCTGCATTCGCTGCAAACGATTGCAAAAATAAAACCAAAAAAGGAAATAATGGAAAGTTTTTTAAATCTGTTGCAGATAAAAATGGAGTTTACAAGTGGGTCCCAGTTGTAAAAAAAAGTAAGAAATAAAATTATAATATCAGTTAAAATATATATATTTTTTTATAAAATTTATAATTATTAAGAAATGGATTTTAACGCTCCAGATGCTGAATTAGCCGGATTAATCCAGCGCCCCGACAGTACGCTAAGGGTAGTGGGTGTGACAAATAACGGCAGAGTAAATCCCGTCCAACTACGGTTACAGTGTGAACAACCACAAATGTCCATTTATACGAAATAATTTGCCCGCGTTGCCGTCAAATTGAGGATATAAGAATAAACAAACAAAAAAAAATAGTAAAAAATATAACAACAATAAAAAAAATAAAAATAAAAAACGTAAACGCCAAACGAGACGAGTTATTAAAATGAAATAATAAATTAAATAATTCATAAAATTGAAAATCGATACTACATTTATTTTATTTTTATAATCCAATCAGTCCATTAACAATAATCATGATGATAAAAAGTAAAAAACTTGTCTGCGATATAACACCTCAACTTGCCGAATTTCTTAGAGAACCGGGTCGGAAAAAAATGTCGCGCACTGAAGTCACGCGCAAAATCGATGCATACATTCAAAAAAAACACCTTCAAGATGTTATGAATCCCACGAATATTTATCCAGACAAGAAGCTTATGACGCTGCTTTTATCCGCTTTTAGTCCGAATCCAAGACCTTATCCCCGAATGATTACTTTTGAAATGCTGCGCGACATTATTTCAAATCATTGTCTCAACTGTCGTTATGAAGACTATTACTATCATGTTCCCGGTGTTCCTTGTGGTGAGAAGAGTCATTTATAAAATCTTCTAATAGTTCCATTCCGCTACTATCTCTTACATGTATTTTGTGTACACATGTCAAATAATAACAATTTTCATTCGGATTGTATGTTTTTTCTTCAATCAAGTAGCTTTCGCGCGGAATGTTTATAAATGTGTCGCACTCATAGTTTTCTCTCTCACTCTTTGTATAAACATATGTAATGTATACACGATGCACTTTATCATGGTGCGCGTTTAAAAACTCATTATATATTCTACTTCCGCCGATGATCCATACCTCATCATAGTTTGCAGCTTCGCAATGCGTGAGAGAATCATGTATCGAAGAAAATATGTGACAATAAGATGATGTTGTTGGCAAAGAACTAGAAATAATAATATTTGTTCTATTTTTCAACGGTCTTCTTCTCTCTGGAATACTTTGCCACGTATTTTTTCCCATGAGCACCGCATTATTTCCTGCACCTGTTGTTCGTATGGAAAATAGAGCCATATCATCCTTTAAATGAGGCCACGGTAACCCACCTTTTAGTCCAATTCCTCCGTTTTCAGTGATTGCAACAGCAACGTTTATCAACATTTTTATAGTTTATTTTATATGTCTTTGTAATTAAGTAAGTATTTAGTAAAAATATTTATTATTATTTTATAGTTAATTTATAAGTAAGTGAGTGTATTTCTTTTAACGTAAAAAATAAAATAATAATAAAATAATAATAAAATAAAAATGAAATTTAAATTTGAATTTATTATTTTCATCATTACTGCGGGACTCATTTTAAATACATATTATGATGGTAAATATTTTAAACTGGTGGAATCTGTAAATGCGAGAAAATACATAAAAATGGCAACCATTGGATTTTTTGGACTGTCCATGTATTTGTTTATGAAAAAAAATCCGGAAAATACGCACAATATTATGCAGCATGCCAATGAATTTATTAAATACATGCCAATTAGTCGCCAATCTGCAGACATGCTGACCCCGTTTTTCGATATGACAAACCAGCGCTCATTTTTTGGACAAGGAGACGCCGATTCCGGTAATGCTGGCGAATCCGGTAATGATAATGATGACGGTGGCTGGACAACTCGACGACAACAAAACAGCATAAACAAGATCATGACATCCGGCAAAACGGGTGTCGGCACTGGACCCACAAAACGCAGCGTCAGTGAATCTAAAAAGAAATTTGTAGCGGCGCAACAGGGATGGAAATGCGGCGACTGTAAACGCCAACTTCCAGGATGGTTTGAAGTCGATCATAAAATCCGCCTTGAACATGGCGGTTCCAATGCAGTCGATAACTTGGTGGCGTTGTGCAGAGACTGTCACGGGAAGAAGACGGCATTCGAAAATTTTTAGAAAGATAAGTAGAGAATATAATTAGAGAGATAGAGAGAATAATACATATAAAATTATAAAAATTATAAAAATTATAAAAATTATAAAAATTATAAAAATTATAAAAATTATAAAAATTATAAAAATTATAAAAATTATAAAAATTATAAAAATTATAATTATAAATTTATTTAGTAGTGTTTACATATTTATAAATAAATAATTTTGTATGATAAATATATCCTCACTCAATCCTCAAAAAATAAAAAAAATAAAAAAAACAACCAAAAATGCAGTCAATAAATAATGGTACCAATGGAAGCAGCATAACAACATTGACAAAATTCATTTTCATCGCACTTGTATGCATCATTATCAACATTCCGCTATACTTTATGGATGAAAAATGGATCGCCGGACTCTTCACAGGTGCATGGGTGGGTGCGGCGGTTTTATTGTTTCTTTACAATTACTTTTTCAACATGAATGTAACTTCATACAGCTTGTCAAACTTTTTTAACAGTTATCTTGCTCCAATTCTAGTATACATATTTTGGATCATATCAATTTACTGGTTAGTAACTGGAAATGCCGACTTGGCCGAAAATCCGAGCGACAGTCAAGTTTCAAGAAATATTGCAGCAATTTTTACTGCAGCAATCCCATTTTTAGCAATAGTTGTAACTATAATGTATAAGACAAATACCGTTCATCTTGTTCCCGAGGCAATCGGCATAAGCATGGCTGTATTCCTTTTCGCATTGTTATGCTATTATATAAATATGTTAAGAACAAGGTGTGTCAACGGTTCAGATTGTTGGGCTTACGCTGGATGGTCAACATTTTTAGCATTCATTTTGACAACCGCATTTTTTACGTGGCTGCTACCCACATTTTTTACTAATCCAATTTTTAGAATGTTTCAAATCTTTCCGAAAAACCTTTTCCAAAATCTAACTGCACCCATCAACATTTTTTCCATCATCATATATTTAATCGTTTGGGTATCTAGCATCATTGTGTTTTTTCGCCACAACGAAACATTCGGAGATGAAGAAAGCGACCCTATCAACGTATCATTTACAATTATCGCGATCCTTTCTCTAATGATACTGTTTTTAAAACAATTTGAATTTGCATCCAGACTCATTACCCGACTCATTCAATACTTTATAAGCACCGAATTTAACCCGTGGTCTATTTTAATTCATGCCGCAATCATTTTCTTGTTCATATTCTCCATCAACATTACGACAACATCATTAGATAAAACAGGATGGACAAACAATCCTTCCATTTTGGCTATATTTATTTCTATTCTTGTTTTAATTATATTTTATATAGGCATATTATATTACAGAAATTAAATTTAATTTTATTAAAACGTTTTTTCAACCTATTTATTCATTTATTTTTATCGATTTTTTTATTCTGTTATAATAAGTGTAGTTAGTGTAGGTTACAGTAAATCTGAATTGAGTAAATCGAACATAAATGAATTCAGATGCAATTAAAATGAAAGCAATTCAACTAAAGGATGCAGTTGTTGATGTTGGAGCGTCCTTTAAATATTTTATATTATTCGTCATTCTTGTATTTTTGTCCGTTTCAGCATACGGGTTAAGTCATAATTTTATTAAAAATCAATGGTGGTTTTCTATTGCGGTAGTCATCGTATGCATGTTCTCTTTGTTCTTAAAATTCATTTTGAACATTTCAACCCTTTATATCATCCTATTTATTCTTATTGCAATGTCTGAACTAACGTTCCTTGTCAATCGTTTCGCAGGAATCGTCATGTCTTCGATCGTAGGTTCACTCGTCTTGTACATTCTCTATCTTACGCTCGTTCGAGGTGAAAATGTAAACGCATCCGTAAACGCCTTTTTTAGCGACATGTCATTTTCCGACCCCATATACACGTTGACTAAAATGGTAACATTTGTTTGTAATTACTTCTTGAAGGGCATTCTAGTTCAACTTGTAAAAAACTCAATGCTCATTATTTTCCTCATGTATTTAGGACTGGTAGTTTATATTTACACAAAACAACCTTATCAAGTGATTTCAGATAATAAATCCATCTTCCTGTTTCTATTTCTCTTCATTGGTTTTGCGCTCCTGTCATTACTCGTCATGGGCTTGGAAGCATTCGTACCCTTTATCACATCATTCGTAAAGTATACAATCATTATTGGCATTGTGATTGGTCTTATTCTTGCAGTTTTACACGTGTATACCAATGTTCCCATCATCGCAAACACGGTTTTATTCATCCTGAATATTGCCATCCTCATCGGCATTTTAGCCATGATTGTTAGGTTCATAGGTGCAGAATCGCCCAATTATATTTCCGGTCCGCCCACATGGTCAAGTTTACTGTTTAAAATCGCAATTTATCTTCCTTGTATGTGTCTGAATCTGGCCGATTATTTTCGAGGCGAGCTGAAATTGGCTCAGCGACAATGGACATATGTCATTCTTCTATTCTTTGAAATCGCATTCGTCGCGTTGCTGTTCCTGCTTCCAAAAGTATTCAACGCAGTCGTAAATCACAACGGCGAAGTCATTCTAGATAAAGTGTTGCCACTCAATGTGCAAAGCGAGCCATTCGATATTACAACACAAAATTCCGATAACAATAGCAACATCGTTTCTTTAACGCCGTCTCTCGCAGAAAATGTGAAAACAAATACGCCACACTACAGTTACGGCATTTCTGCATGGTTTTATATTCATCCCGAACCTCCAAAAAACAGTTATTCGTCCTCCGCTGCAAATAACGGAATCGGTATTCTGAATTTTGCAACCGATTCGAATGGCGGAGCACCGCAAGTTTTTTTCAATCCAAAAACGAACCAACTTGTAATAAGCGTTCAAACTGAAACAAATAACAATGCGAGTGTCACCCTTCCAAATCAAATTTTGCTACAACGATGGAACCACTTGTTCATCAACTTTAACAATAATGGCATCATGGATGTGTTTTTAAACAATCATTTAGAAAGTTCAACGCCAAATGTCATTCCGAAGTTACCCAAAACATTAATTGTTGGTTCAAATCCAGGAGGAATATATGGCCAAGCTTGCAATGTGGTGTATTACAAAGATGTCGTTGGAAGTCAAGGCGTTTCTTGGATTTATAATACCCATAAATTATTAAACCCGCCGCTCGAACCCAACTTTTAGAAATACTTTAGATTTAATTATGAATTTAATAAAAAACCAGTTTCAAATTTAATAGAAAAATATTACACAAGTTATTAATAAATATTTGCAATTATTTTACAATTATTTTATACATAAATATATAAGTATAAAATAATAATAAATTATTCAGTTTAAATATATATAATATGGAATTTTCTTGGTCAACCCTCATCATCGTTATACTCATCATTATTATCATTTATTTTCTATGGTCAATGCTGTCTTCGTCGTCTTCAAGCACCGTAATTAGCGGTTCTCAGGACGCAAAAACTCAATCATCCGTTTCTATACCCGACAACAGCTACAGTTTTGCAATTTCCGCTTGGATTTATGTAACCGATTGGGAAACCACTTCTGGAGATAAAGTAATTATTAGTTCCGAATCTGACGGATCAAAAACTACTCCGAACCTTCTTGTAAGTTTAGGAAAAGATAATAATGCATTAAGCATTACCCTTGGAAATAGCGGAAACACGGTCATTCCTCCTGTTCCAAACATTCCACTTCAAACCTGGGTATCCATTATATTAAACGTCAATAATGGAAGTTCCGTCGACATTTACATCAACGGAAAACTTGTGCAAACAAGCGCTTTACAAGGCCCGTGGAGTTTAAGTGCTGGATCGCTGTATGTCGGATCTAAAGACGGTTTTGATGGATACATTACCATGGCAACATTTCATAAAGCACCACTTGGTCCCCAAGATGCATGGGACACGTATTCCAGCGGGTATGGAGCCAGTGGGTCAAGTTCAGCTGTCGATTTCTTCAACAAGTACAAGGTCCGCTTCGCTTTTGTAAAAGATAATGTTGAACTGTCTCGTCTCGACATTTAGATTTTATTTTTATTCGCTATCGCTCGCTATCAACGAAATAATTAAATTTTTTCATAACAAATATTATGTTATAATTATTTCGTTGATAATTATATTATATCCATTAATATTAGTAGTATTAATATTAATATTATTATTAATTCAATAATAAGTATAGTACATTTTTTTCAAGACTAAAAAATGTTATTTTACGGAAAAGAAATTGACTTTACATACATCGTGTTCATTGTTGTTTTCATTTTAGCCATCTATATCCTATTCTCTTATTACCAACAGCAAAAACAAGCTGTTCCAATCATCGTTACTTCACATTCCGCGACAACTCCAATCACCGTTTCAATCCCTGAACAAACATATTTAAAAAATGGTGCATTTGCACTTTCTCTCTGGATAAAACTTAATTCTGCCATTCAGCTTTCATCGTCATCATCGTTGTTCAATCTACTACGTGTAACAAAAAAAAATGGAACTTCATCTTCGCCTTTAACATTGGCTCTCGATGCCGGCGGCAATCTCGTCGTTTCAACAACTACTACAAATACAACAATTATGCTGTTTCCAATAGAAGAACCAGTAAACGTCGTTTTAAATTATAATGGCGACGACGACTTCGATCCCGATAAAAGCGAAACCGTGTACGATCCAACAACGAATCAAAATATACCGATTTACAATCCCGACGCAAACACTTTTTATAATGGCAGTAAACGCGCACTCGACGTCTATATCAACGGACTCTTGAATAATACAATTTCCGTCGACACGCTCACAAATTCAAAAGCGGATCCCGATTCACCACCATACATTACATACATGGACGCTTCAATGAATTACGTTACAACCAATGGAAATCAAATCGTCATTGGCGATGATGAGTCGATTACATTGGTGGATGGAACAATATCCAACGCCGTATTCATTAAAAACGGATGTTCACCACAAGACGTTCTCAATATCTTTAACCAAGGACAATATGGTAGCATTTTGGAAAATTTATTGTCCTATAAGATTCGCTTCGGTTTCATTGAAAACAATAAAGAAATAAATACGTATGACTTTCTATAGTCGGGCAGGGCCGACTTTCTATAGTCGGGCGGGGCCGACTTTCTATAGTCGGGCGGGGCCGACTTTCTATAAGCGTGAAAAGCGCTGCGACAATAACATTAGTCCGCCGAAAATAGAGAGATTCTTTGTAAATGAAATCAGTTCATCCGGATTCGTCGGAAAATGAAAAATTAAAATGGTCATCGCAGTAAACACCGCTAAACCAATCGTCGCGACATATGCATACTCTTCATACTTGCTCGTATATAACGAATACAATATTAGTAAACTTCCAATTGTGAGTAATCCAATGACTCCTGTAATTGCTGTATTATATACAAATGAAACGAGTGCTTCGCTTTTATTCAATAATTTTTTAAAATACGCTAAAGCCGGAATACCGACGAATACTATGCCAATTAGAAGAAACAAATATACATTTAATTGGCTTGTTTGGTTTGTTTTCCCATTTGGTATTAGAATGAGAATAACATAAAAATATAGAATCGCAGAAGCAATGGCGGCAATAAATATGGGATTTAATTGAATTGCATTTATTTTCGTCTTAAGAAACTCAACCGTGCCTTGAAATGACATTATTTTATTTATACCACCCGCTAAAAATATAAACAAGAGTAAAAATGCATTGAAACAAATAATGAACTTATTATCCATTTTATTATTTGTTTATATTTTTTATTTTATTGGTCCATTTAAAATGAAAAATATATAAAAATTTTATATATATCCATTCATTCCTTCATTCTATCTTTCATTCTATCTTTCATTCTATCTTTCATTCTATCTTTCATTCTATCTTTCATTCTATCTTTCATTCTATCTTTCATTCTATCTTTCATAGCTTCGAAAGCACGTATCCATTTTCTCCCGTCGTTAAAACGCGTTTATATTGCTGTCCCGATTCATGCATTTTCAAATGACAAGATTCACACACTGTTAGTAAATTTGCCCGATGATTTTTATGAAAATGTTGAATGTAATCGTTTACATCCGCTTCTCTCTGATGCTGCAAATGATGCACTTCTTCACCAATATCTTTTTTGCAAAGTTCACACAGCCCCTTCACTTTATGCGCATTAAAATGACTCGGCTTGTAATTCAAATCGCCCATTTGTTTCTTATCGCGATACTTTAATCGAATAGAATTCGCCATTTTCAAAAAATCATCCGGTAAATGCAGCGACTTGCATACCTCAAGTCCGTACATGCTCGGCCCCGCGCCATCGCGCAATTTCCGGTCATAAATCAGCATGTCGCGCGCACGATCATATGTTACTGCCATGTGTTTCGTACAAAGTTTGTGTAATTGCGCGATTTCTTCATACTCCACAATCTCGTGCATATGTGTCGCAAACACAAAACAACTTTTTAGTGCATGCAGCTTCTGTAGCCCAGCAACAAAAATACTGATTGCAGAATCAATTTCTGTTCCGGAACACAATTCGTCTCCCAAAATCAAACTGTTTTGATCCGCACATTTCAGTATAATTCGCAGCTCCGACATTTCAACCGCAAACGTTGACATCCCTTTAAACAAATTATCATTCCCCAAAATCCGTGTCATAATATTTGTGTACGGCCGATACGTGAATGCCGAACACGGAACATAAAGTCCTGCCTGTGCCATAATAATACAAATTCCGAGTGCACGAATCATGCTCGTCTTTCCGACTGCATTCGTTCCATATAGAAGCATGCCGCACTCATTGAGTCCAAGTGAAATGTCGTTCGTCACATAAAGCTCGTCTTCATTCATTCGTTCAATTAAACAATGCCGAATGTCTTTCGCATCGACATATGATCCATTTGAACATTTATCTGAATCTTTATCTATTAACGGCTTGCAATACTTATACTTGCGAGCAACATACGCTTGATTCTGAATCAAATCGATATCTGTAATAAAAGAAACAATGGTCTGAAACGATTCTTGGCACTCTTTTAGTTCGCATACGAATTTATGAAACACTAGTCCGATTTCATCGCGAATTTTATTTCTCGTATCGCTAATCGATGCACAAACACTGGATAGTGCTTCATGCGCGAATGTAACTGCATTGCTTCCCGCTTTCAAGAATTGCAACGTCGATAAATCAAATTCAAATGTTTTTACTGTCTTTTTACAACCATCGCCTTGACCAATTGACTCATATTCCAGTTTGGAAACGTGTTCTTTTGCGTTTGTCTTAACTTTTTTGGCAATTTGTTCCAATAACAACTTACTGCGCCGCTCCGTTGTCTGAATACTATATCCCGACTTTTCTGTTTCGTGCCTTTTTACAAATTCTTTCTCTTTATTGTCACCTTTTTTATCGCCTTTTTTCTCTCCAATCACAATCATCTCGTTACAGTGCGAGCGAATCGCTTCTAAAATACTGCACCCGTCTTCATTCATAATATACGTGGAATCAAGATCCTTGCTAATACCCGCTCGAACAAAACAATCTTTATAACTTAAATCGAAATCGAGAGAATCAACAGACTTACATCTTTCAATATAAAAACGGGATTCCATTTTTTTAATTAATTCGTTGCACATTTTCGTAATTCTCTCTGGATCTGCGTCTGCGTGAAAATATTTCAATAAGGTTTCGTCGTACTTGATGCCTTCATACATTTGCAAAATTATTTTAAGATTGGTATATAAAACGTAGAGAGAATTTGGATAAATCTTTCCCATTTGTATTTTACGATGCAGTTTTTCAATATCTTTTATATTTTCAAGCGCACTTCTCCAATTCATATACATAGGTGATGTGGCATTTATTGATTCATTTGTTAAAACATACTCTGTAATGTCGTATTCTCTCTGTAACGTGTCAACACGAAACGACGGATGCAACAGCCGATAATAAAACCGCCTCGAACCCATCGGCGTCTTGCATTTATTCAACAATCGAAACACGGACGAGTTTGACCCGGCGCCTCCTTCATTCAATCCCTTTGAATCAATAATATTTAATTGCTCAAGCGTGTGATTCGCTAGAACCATTCTATCCGATCGATTTTCAAATTCTGGCTCTTCTATCTTCGACGTCAGATTCGGGTTGTGTTCATACACGAAATGAAGCAAAAACGTGTATGCCTGAACCGCGAATTCATATACTGAATAATTTTGAAAAAATGCATTGCACACATGAAATGAGAAAAACTTTCCCAACACCTCTTTTCGATACGTTTGCTTTTCCGCATTTTTTGCCTGGACCAAAAAGGGATGCTGTTGTTGTTGTTGTCGGTGTTCTTCTACTCTCTCGCCGCTCGGTTCATTTAAATCAATCCAATGAATTGCATTCGTCGCGGAAGTAATGTTGGCATATTTTTTTATGTCTTCGATTTCATTTATAGAGAGATTTGAAATAATAATAACTTCACTCGGACGGAATGATGAAACAAATCTCTCCAGCTCATCATACGTCGTCTGAACATGGCGCGGATTCAATTCGGACTCAATTTCAAAACATACACTTTTTCCTGTATAAATATCAATATTCGACATTCCTATAATGATTTTTTTATTCGTTAACCCCACTTTTACACGCTGAATCCAAAAACATGACGTGTTATTCGAGAGAACCACGGAATCGCTCGAAAAAAATGTTCCTGGTGAATAAATACAATACAAACTTCGCGTCGTGTTTGCGCCTTGTCCATCTTGCACGTACACCACAATTGTATACCCACATTCTTGCATTTTTTTTACATATCGCTCCAAACTATAATCCCTAAAATTACACGTAAATGGAAAGCCCGCCATGCATCTACCGTTTGTAATCGAAGTATTTAAATCACAAACCGTACAAAATTCCCTCATGTTTCCATCCGCGATATTTCCAGTAGCGTCTGTTTTTGAATAACACTCGAAAAATGAACCCACTTGCATCAACAATATTGTTTTATTTCCATACTTGTTCGAATACTCTTTAGAAAGACGAAAATACTCATCCGTTAATGATGTTGTCATAATTTATTTTTGAGCGCGCGTTGTTATATTTATTCATGGTGTCATTTTATATCTGTTTTATAAATAATATTTTTTAATTAATTTTTAATAATTATTAAAAAATATGAAGATTACAATATATATATCTATAACTATTAATTAAATTAACGAGTTTTCGAAACTCGTTTCATGAATCGATAAAAGACATAGAGAGAAAAAGCTGTCATAAAAATATAAAATGCTCTCACATACATGTCGTCCGGCAACTTTGAAAAATCATCCATCATGTTTAAAGCTTTCATTGACGCTTTGGCTTTGTTTCGACGTTTTTCATTGCCATTTTTATTGCAATCCACCCTTTTATAATTCGATAGCTTGCATCCATTCTTTTTCCTATTATGAGTTGAATGAGTTGAAAACATATTCCCATTAGCGCCAGTATTACCATCGTTTTCATCGTCACTTGAACTCGAGTCGCGATTTTTAGCATCCATTCGACTCGTAAATGTTTCCGTGCACGTTAATGACGGGTCGGTCGGATTTTTCTTATCATTAAAAATACACGGATCCATATTTTTTACATCTGCTACAGCCACGTATTGTGTTTCATTTCCAACATTGTCTTTTCCCGTATCATTCAAATCGGCGTCTGCGACAGGCACAATAGTTTGAAGCGTTACCGACATGCAATCTGGACTATCGCCCATCATGAACGATTTAAATAAATTCAGTGGATTCAATTTACCTAAATCACCCAAAAGTCCGGGAATAAGTCCCTCAAATTCCGTAAAATCGGTACCTCCAAGTCCAGACGAAATAAATGGAATATTGCCATTCGGTACATTATCAATGTAAATGTAGCGGTCCACTTTTTTTCCAGATGCAACATCGGTGCACTGTCCACCCGTTTTCAGAAAGAATTTATCGCCGAGCGGGCCGCCGGTAGTCGACCCAGCATTTCCTGAAACCAGGACTTCTACATAATTTATAAGTCCAGTCACGTCGTTCGTTAGTGCGCCAAAATTGCCGTCGGCAGACATGCCCATATCTGACGGCTTTAATATGCGTTTCCAATACAAATAATCGGGACCCAACAAATTCTGCTCCATTCCCTTCATATCCGTCAGTACATCTGAAAAAAAATTCGACATTTTTATTTTTTATATTTTTTATCCTTATATTATTTATTTATTGTTATTTATTATTATTGATATTTATCTATATAATAAAAAAATATTGTTATTTTTACATTTTTACATTTTAAATTTATTATTCTCAAGCAAAAAAAATATATGCAGCCGCCTCTGCATGAAACATGCGCGCACGCACATCATCTAATCATCATCCGAGAACACTGGTCGTTGCTCATAGAAACATTCATCGTCACTATCAAAATAATATGCTTTCGGATTTTCTTCATAGATGAATTGAAATCTTTTCATGTTTTTCAAGTATGTTGGTGAAACATACCAACGAATCGGAGCTTTTTTTCCGAGTGTTTTAAAGTCTTTCACATTGCAGATGCCAGTTTCGCCACGTTCGACTCCATGAACTTCATATTTCGGCGTTTTTTTGATGCCATAATGAGCTAACGCGGAGGCAGAACCCGACAGACCGCGACAGACGTCGGGGCGTGGTGCAAATGTTTTGCCTGGCCACATGTTTGCTTTTGTGGACATGGTCCAAAGCGCATCTTCTGCAGGAAACTCTTGAAGAATTTTCCATTTCCAGTCAAGCCATTGTATCTCGGCCGCTTGATTGTAAACCTTTTCAAAATCTTCGACGGTTTTGCATCTGCACAATTCATCGGCTCGATTATAAAACAGCATCCCCATGAAATCCCAAAATGTCTCAGATTTTTTTGTCGAATTCCATGGAACCAGGTATCCGTAATCCGATGGGAGAATAAAGTGAGGACATCGTTCTACCATGCGCTGCTCTTGTTCTAAAGTGATGTACGATTTGTAAACTTTTATAAATCCCGCGGCTTCTTCCTCTTTTGTCATGGAAGTCATGTTTGGAACAACGTGCCAGCGCTTTTCTGTGCGCCATTTCTCCATTTCTTGATGATGTATTTCATACGAATATTTGCAATTTTCCTGATATTCCTTGTCTTCCCATTCTCTTTTTTCAGTTTCGTTTTTGAAGATGGGAGCGACAGTTGGAGCACCCGGTCGAATGAGGGTTTTGTGAGATGGACGAGAATCTTCAGAAGGCGTGATGCATTGATATGAAATGGGTGCGGGTGCGGTTGATGCGGTTGATTGTTGTTTTTCTGAAATGGGTTGTTCGGCGGGTGCATGTCCTCCACCAACTTGACCTTTTGTTGTTTTTGTTGGTTTTGTTGTTTTCAAAGTGAATATGTCATCTTCTCTAGGCGTTGCTGCTGCTGCTGTCTGTGCGGAAGGGGGGGTAGATTTAATAATTGAAGCCCAAGATTTCATCGAATGTATTGGAACGCTGGAACGCTATAAATTAATTTTTTAATGTAAAAAAAATCAATTTATCTTTTTTATAACCTTTTTTATAACCTTTTTAAGATTTATATTTTATATTTTTTTTACTGAACGCAAACTCGATAATACGTTGAATGAATCGCCGATTTACTGGGCCGATCAATCTTACATACGTCGCCTGGTCGCATTCCTATCGCCAAAGCAACTGGATCATACCTTGAAATATCCGGCAACTGCGATTTATCGGCAAGATTGTACTTTTTCATCGTCTCGTCCAATTCTTCCTTGGTTAAAATCGTGTGCGGCGGAACATACTGGTGATTCAAAATGTTAAACTGAAGCCGGTCCAATGAAAGTAGAACAATGAACCTTCCCTGTAAAAAGAGCTGATTCAAATACTGATTCATAGTTTTGACTTCCTGTTTCGTGACAATAATCAGCGCATCATTTTCCGTCAAAACGGTGTCATTCGCGTTGGTCGATATTCCCAGTCCTCCAATTTCACCGCCAGAACCCAGCACATATAAATCTTCAACCAAATCGTTAATGTGTCCCGTGCTCAACATTTTCTCAAGGTGAAACTTTATATACGCCTTTTTCTTTGGTTTAGATTTAGATTTACCTTCATTCTCTTTACTCTTGTCCGACGATGACGATTTTGTTTCCACCAACATGTCAAGCTGTTTATGCGCATACATGGCATTCACTTCATTCACACCGAAATTCGTATAACCCTCCACATCATATCCCTGCGCCGTCATTAATTCCAATAAGTTTTTTCTCGCATTATACAGTCGCGCAATTGTTTTGCTTGCATTGGATGACATTTTATTTTACTTTTTTTTACTCTTGTTTGTTCTTGTTTGTTGCTTCGATTCCTATTCGTACTTTTAACAATAATATATGTAAATATCTTTAATTCAATTTTTATTATATTTTGTTTAAGTTAAAAAAAATATAATTTCAATTTTTACAATCAATATACGTAAAACGTAAAATATTTATTATTATTAATATTTATTCATCATTTATTGAATGTCCACATGTGTCAGAAAGTGACGCCTGCAACACATCTTCGTGAATCCAATGTCGTCTAGAACTTGCCCTTCTGCTGTTTTTTTAATATTATGCTTTGTCAAATAAAGCACCTTGTCAACCGCGACATCTCCGCCTCCTTGTTCTTCAAGCTTCTTCTCTCGCACCTTGTTCAGATAATAACGATACTTGTCCGCAATTACCTTGCCACATGTATAACATTTCACCGGAATAATCATTTGATTCTCGACTCTACTAAAATGTATGTGTCTGTGTCTGGGTGTTTATATAAATTATACAACTATATTATTTTATATCAATTTTTATTTTAATTCTTTTTTACACTTTTCATAAATTTAAAAAGAAACGAAACGAACGATAATAATTTTAACAACACATTAATTCACTTAAAAAATATATTTATAACATAACATATTTATTTTAAGAACAACGCGGTCCGCTCTTGGCATCCTTATAATAATAACAGTCTACGTCTATTTTTTTACCGTTATCATCATAACCGAATGTCATACCGTTTTTACTTCCGGAGCGACACATGCCGTCTGGCTTTTCAGCGCTAACCACCCATCCACAACAATCCGTATTTAAACAAGACGCCTTTCCAAATACTTTGCATTCATTATCAATATCGGTCATAGTGCTGCCTTTGGTCGTATGCATATTACAGAAACCCGATTTTAGTTTCTTTTCAAGATCAATCGGTGGTGTCAACAATGTATTTTCAGGAGGAGGAGCAAGAGCAAGGCCAATACCAATATTACCATTGTTAATGTTAACACCATTGCTGCCTCCATTTCTATTATTAGTATCTTCTTCTTCATTGCTGTCATTTTTCCCACCCCTATTATGCTCCATTGTCTCTATAATTAATCGTTTTGTTCTCGTCATGGGTGCGTCAAATGATACATCCGCCATATGAATATAAATAAGTACTCCAAAAATAACAATCATTATTCCGAGCATATATGTAAAATTCTCGTATACAAATTCAAGTACAGACCTGAAAGGCGAAGACGATGATGATGATGAACCAACAGAAAAGGATGGCGACGAATCTATTGACTCCATTTTTAAAATGCTTTTTATATCGAGTTTATAGAGAGACAGAGAGATTAAATGTTAACTATATAATTGGTAAAATATTTATTATTATTATTATTATTATCTATAAATAAAATATATTTTATAAATAACAATAATAATAATAATAATAATTTGTAAATTAATAATTTGTAAATGTAAATTTTTAATGGTATAATAATTTAAAATTATTAGCAGTTTTATTTTCGACGACGGCGCATCGTTTTCTTTTTTCGGTCACTTGAATGCGAACTTGTTTTGCTTCGACCTTTTAATACCGGAAACATATAACTTATAAAACAAATTGCGGTAAACACTGAACCATGCTCCTTTGTAACATGTAAATCCTGATAAACGAAATGCTTACCTGGATGCACTTTATACCCATTGTCTGTTACATTATCTTTATACAGCGCAGGATTTTTTATCTTACCATACCCCCTCCTCTCAATCATTCCAACAATTGACTCTAGTAGCGATTTACCGGCTTCTTCTTTTGTTCCTGATCCCGAATACTCACAGGCGAAACCGCCTAAATACTTGCCTTTTGGATCCGTTACTGAAGTAGTTATCACTGCCGCGCTAATTTTTGATCCTCGTTTTCCATTTGCTTGCGCTTTTATGCATTCCAACACTTCACCCCACTGCAGTCGCTTAAGCCCTTCATCCCTCGGAATTTCTTTCGATTCTGTCGGCATTACGCTGGTATATTCTATCACGTTGGCATTTTGGATCCCCGCATTAAATAACGCGGCATCATAAGAGCCCGTTTCGTAAGGAAGACCTTTAGAACCGGCATCCGATTCACCTTTTCCTTGTGTTATAAAATATTCATATGGCACTCGATTTCCTAAAATTGTCATAACACTTTACAATTACTTGTAATGAACATATATATAAAATAAATATAATAAAATAATCCGATTATTATTATTTAAAATTTATTATTTTTATTATTAATTTTTATTTAAAATTTATTATTGGCGCCATCTTTCATAAAATTATGCATAAATGTATCACCTCCCACATTTACAACTTTTCCCGCCATATTTGCATCCTCATATATCTTCCGCAACAAATTCGATGGAGCCATTGAACCTAATTTTAGTAAATTATTTTTAATTAGTTCATTTTTCACATCATGTATTGGAGTATTTTTTAATTCGCGTTGAGCATTTTGAATTTTTTTAATTGTTTTATTATTCTTGATCAAAATACTTATTTTTTTCCCATATTTACCAAGTCTATATTTCTTTACAGTAGTTCTTCGTTTTATTTGTTTTATTTTTCTCGGCACATGTTTTGGCTTACTCGATTTTTTTTTATTATTTTTAGATGATGAAATACCATCATTTATATTATTTTGAAAAATTGTACCTCCTCCTATATGTCGTTTCAATGTTTTATTAAAAAATTGACGATACGATGGTTTCGTCCCCCCTTTTAAAGCGCCATAAGGTTTATCTTTGGGAATGTCATAATGAAACGATGACTCAATATTATTATTATTATTATTATTACTACTACCGCCGTGAATCATATCATGCGATTCACTCTCATATTCACCCTCTCGAAACTCTTCATATTTTATTGCAGAACGCGGTGGTGGCGGTGGCGGCGGTGGTGGCGGTGGTGGCGGTGGTGGCGGTGGTGGTGGTGGTGGCGGTGGCGGCGTCGATGTGTTCATTATAATTTTTAGCGGTGGATTTTCACCATATTGTTGCTGTTGTTGCTGTTGTTGAATTTGTTGAATTTGTTGTTGTAAATCGGAAAGCGTATTTGAAAGATTTTTCACAGGAGCTGGAGCTGGTGAAGAAGGAATAAAGGATGGCATTTCTAAAGATATTGGTGTTGTGAAATCACTTGGAACGTCTACTACAGGAGCTGTAACTTTAACTTCTGTGACTGCATCTTTAGAACCAGCAGTATGATTTTGATTTTGTCTCCTTCTTGTAGAATGGTGATGATTATTTTGTTTAAATGATTTCAAATAATTTAAAGATTCTTCAAAGTCTTTTGAAAATATATTTTCATATTTCTTTTTATCAAAAGTCTCAACAATAACATTAGGTGAAATATCTGTTTGCTTTTGCTTCCTTTCTTGCTGCAACTCTTGTTCTTGTTGCTTTTGCTGTTGTATTTTTTCTTCGCGTTTTTGTTTTAATAATTTAATTAAATTGTTTTTTAATTCACTTGGTCTAACAAATCCAGGCATCTTTTTTAATGTTCTTCCACGAGAACTAGAATTATTAGAACCATTTTTACCCTTTTTTTGCGAACTCAGATTTAAATGTTCATGATTTATAATAATCTTTTTCTTTACTTCGCTCATATATTTAATTTATTATCTTTTATTGTTTTTATCTTTTATTGTTTTTATCTTTTATTGTTTTTATCTTTTATTGTTTTATTTTCCTATCTATCTCTCTACTTTATTTTTTATACAATATTTTTTATATAAATGAATATTATTTATACTTCATATTAAATATATTGATTATTTTATTATATTATTTTAATCTAATTTGATAAAATGATTTATTTTCATTTTCATTTTTTATATATATAATAAAAATATTTAAAAATAAATTGATTATTAAATGAATAGGATCCATTTTCACAAGACCACGAACAATACATACATGGAGTTTTGTGCTGCCGCTTCTTCATCTTCATTGTTTGCTGAATATAGAAGGTTTACTATGGATATGGATATTAACGATGACCGTGACAGTGGTGCTTTGGTTTGCATGAATAAAATAGAAACACATAAAAAAAATGACTATGATGACGACAATAATGTCGATTACGAAGAGGCGCCATGGAAAATTATCGGCTCCTATTTTGAAGGCCAACATTTGAAACGATTGGTTCGACACCAAATTGAGTCATACAATGATTTTATAAATAATCAGCTGGAGAGAACCGTTCAAATGTTCAACCCAGTAACTATCGCATCAGAACAAGATTTTGATAAAAAGACGAAAAAACATAAACTCGATGTTGAAATTACATTCAGCGACTTTCACTTGTACCGTGCTCAAATTCATGAAAATAATGGAGCAACCAAGCTGATGTTTCCTCACGAAGCACGTCTCAGAAATTTTACATATGCATCTTCAATGACAGTAGATGCAAATATAAAATATACTATTCGCACCGGCGAAAACCTTGAAAATATTCAAACATTGTATAAATCCATTCCAGGAATTAATATTGGAAAAATGCCAATCATGTTGAAATCATCAATTTGCATTCTCAATCAATACACACACACAAGTCATGCCGAGACGGGAGAATGTGCATATGATGCTGGCGGCTATTTCATTATCAACGGAAGCGAAAAAACAGTTCTTGGCCAAGAACGAGCAGCCGAAAATAAAGTTTACTGTTTCAATATTTCGAAAGGAAACACGAAATGGGACTGGCTCGCAGAAGTAAAATCTGTACCCGACAACAAGTGTATTTCACCAAAACAAATCAATATGATGATCGCTTCAAAAAATAATGGTTTCGGATTTCCCATTTATATCCAGATCCCGCGTGTAAAACATCCACTTCCCCTATTTGTTCTGTTTCGCGCACTCTCTGTTCTTCCCGATAAAGACATTTGCGAAAAAATAATGCTGGACATCGGGGGTGGAATTAATAATGAAGCCATTCTTGCGTCACTCCAAGCATCTATTATTGATGCCAATACCGTTCTCACACACGAAGACGCAATGCGCCATCTCACATCGACCGTAATGTATACACCAATGTACATGGACAAAGAAACTGGAGCAAAAAAGAAACGCGATTTCGCAATTGATATACTCAACTCTGATTTATTCCCCCACTGCAAATCTGCAACACAGAAAATATACTTTTTGGGATACATGGCTCTGCGTCTCATTAAATGCAGTTTGGGAATCTTGAAACAAGATGATCGCGACTCTTATATGAACAAACGCATCGATTTGACCGGAGCACTACTAAATAACCTGTTCCGAAACTATTTCAACAAGGTGGTGAAAGACATGACGAAACAAGTGATTCGAGAAATAAATACGGGCTCTTGGCGGTCTACTGAAGACTATATCAGCATAGTCAACAAGACCAATGTTTATAAGATCATCAAATCAACAACCATTGAAAATGGAATCAAACGCGCACTTTCCACCGGCGATTTCGGAATCAAAAATGTCAACACAAATAAGGTCGGCGTTGCTCAAGTCCTGAATCGCTTGACATACGTTTCCAGTTTGAGCCACCTGCGCAGAGTCAATACACCTATCGACAAGAGCGGTAAACTCATTCCGCCGCGCAAATTACACAACACCACGTGGGGATTTCTCTGCCTAGCAGAATCTCCTGAAGGCGCGAGCGTCGGTGTCGTCAAAAATATCAGCTACATGAGTCACATTACCATTCCAAGCAATCCCGAGTCGCTTAATAGTCAGATTGAGTCCCATGTTGATACACTGGATAAATTCGCCGATTGCAAAGATTTATATGATAAGGTCAAAGTGTTTGTAAATGGCGCATGGGTCGGAATCAGCAGAGATCCTATTGAGCTATACAACATTCTAAAGGAGAAGAAATGTAGGGGTATGATCAACGTTTACACCTCCATCGTATTCGACATTCGAAACAAGGAAATTCGTGTCTGCAGCGACGCCGGCAGAATCACCCGCCCCGTTTTGCGCGTAAAAGATAACAAGTCGTTTATTAGTGCCGACCTCCTTCGTAAATTGGACCGCAAAGAATTGAGTTGGGATGACCTTGTAACCGACTGCAAAATCGGCGATGCAATCATCGAATACATTGACCCCGAAGAACAGAATTTCAGTATGATTGCCATGAAGCGCACCGATCTCCGAAATTCGCTTTTACAGCGGGGGTCGCAGAACTATAATTACACCCACTGCGAACTTCACCCCAGCACCATTTTCGGAATTCTCGCGTCCTGTATCCCGTTTCCCGAGCACAACCAGTCACCCAGAAATACTTACCAATGCGTTGGAATTTGCGAAAATGTCCTAATGGAAGACGGTTCACGAAGACAAATAAAGGATGTTGCCATCGGTGATCGTGTTGTGTCATTTAATCCTAAAACATTTGAAATGACTACAACCAATATTATAAATCACTTTATTCGTAAAAATGATCATCCTGTTTATAAGGTCAAAACTATTAGCGGAAGAGAAATCGTAGCAACAGAAGATCACAAATTTATGACGAATTGTGGTTGGAAAACTGTGGCTGAATTGATACAGGATGACAAGTTGAGAATTGGAATAACTCACTTCCCAAAATATAGTTATGAAGAAAAACCAAATCACGCTTGCATCATCGATGAAAATGAATTTATTACAAAAATGAGAGAACTTGAAATTGATGAAACAAAAAATAGAAAATTGAATAAAATGCAAAAATATATTGAGAAATTAAAGCATATTGGCTTACTCCCATTACATGAAAATAATCCAAAGCTTTCAGCTTTATCACGAATAATTGGTTACTTGTATGCAGATGGTTCTATAAATATCTACATCAGAAACAGAGTGAACTCTAATAATGAAGAATATAAATACAAAGAATTTCAATGTTCATTTGACTTTGGACAATATTGTGACGCAGTTGAATTTTCAAATGACGTGAAATCGATTGGTTTCGACTATAACGTTAAAATAATGGAAGGAACAAGAACATTTTCAAGCGGCGAAAGCGAGAGGTTACAAACTCATCATACATATACTATAATATACAACGGCTACTTTCCTGCATTTTTAATAAGCATTGGAGTTGGATATGGAAAAAAAACAGAAACATTCCGAAATAGCATTCCTGATTGGATTGTTAAAAATAATATTTATGGTCTTCAATTTATTAGAGGATTTCAAGGTGGAGATGGGTGTAAAATAAGATGGGATAAAGTTATAGATAAAAGATTGCCTGTAAAGAAGGAATCGTATTTAATAAAAATTCAAGAAACATCACAACAGATCAATCCAACTCTTAAAAAATCATTAGTTACATTTATGAATCAATGCGCTTTAATATTAAATAATCTACAAATAAGTGTATTACACGTAAAAGAACATGAAATAAGTGATTCAAGAATTAAAATATCGTTTACTATTTCAAGCAAATTAGAAAATATTATAAAATATTACGACACTGTCGGTTATGCATACTGTTGTTCTAAGAACATTGAATCATTTAAAGTTGTTGAATTTCTCAAAACAAAACAAAATAATAAACTCGCGTATTCTAGCATCGAAAAATGGATGAAGGATATTCAAGTTGTTAATAACTTGGCATTTATACCGATTGAATCTATAACAAGACAGGAAGATTGTATGATTTCTGACATTGAAGTTGAACACGACAATCATTCGTTTATTGCTGGAGACAATTTTGCAAGTTCAAATTGCGCTATGGGTAAGCAAGCCATGGGCATGTACGTTACCAACTTTTATAACCGCATGGACAAGACGGCATACGTCCTATCCAATCCCATGCGCCCCCTCGTAGATACCCGCGTCATGCGCATGATTAAACTAGACGAAATCCCATCTGGCGCCCCCGTCATCGTCGCAATCATGAGCTACACCGGTTACAATCAAGAAGACAGTATTCTCATTAATAAAGGTGCAATTGACCGCGGCTTATTCAGCGCAACCATCTACCACACCGAAAAGGACGAGGACAAGAAACTCAACGGCGACGAGGAAATTCGGTGCCAACCCGATTCCACGAAAACAAAAGGAATGAAATTCGGAAACTACGGTAAACTCAATAGTAAGGGCGTCATTCCCGAAAACTCCATCATCGAAAACCGCGACATCATCATGGGAAAAGTCATTCCCATCAAGGAAAACCGCAACGATCACACCAAACTCGTCAAATATGAAGATGTCAGCAAAATGCACCGCACTACCGAAGATTCCTACGTCGACAGAAACTACATGGAACGCAACGGCGACGGATACGTCATTTGCAAAGTCCGCATTCGCACCTTCCGTAAACCAGTCATCGGAGATAAACTCAGCAGTCGTCACGGTCAAAAGGGCACCATCGGAAACATCATTCCAGAAATGGATATGCCATTCACCAAAAATGGCCAGCGTCCCGACATCATCATCAATCCCCACGCCATCCCCTCCCGTATGACCATCGCACAACTCAAAGAAACCCTCCTCGGAAAAGTCCTCCTCGAACTCGGCCTCTTCGGCGACGGAACCTCCTTCGGAGAACTCGACGTCTACACCATCCGCAACGAACTCCTAAAACTCGGCTACGAAAACAACGGAAATGAACTCCTGTATAACGGCCTATCCGGCGAACAAATCGAATCAGAAATTTTCATGGGACCCGCATTCTACCAGCGCCTAAAACACATGGTAAACGACAAACAACACAGCAGATCCATCGGACCCATGGTAAACTTAACGCGTCAGCCGGCCGAAGGTAGATCACGAGATGGAGGATTACGGTTCGGAGAAATGGAACGTGATTGCCTTCACTCTTGTCCCATATCTCTGAACTGTGGATTATCTGTTATGATTGATGAAATGGAACACGTTGGAGAATATGTTCTTGGTTGGAGTGAGAGCAAGAATGGAATGGTTCCTTCAAAGCCGTGTGCGTTTATGGACAAGGGAACACGCGACTGTGTCGAGTTAACATTTGAAGACGGTAGAAAAATTATATGCACTGAAGACCACCCTGTATTAACATCTAATAATGAATGGGTTAAAGTGAAGGATCTCGAACTTCATAAATCAAAAGTAAAAACCGGTGTTACTTATCCAGTAATGAAACTTAAAGATGAAATTGCGGAATGTGACGGCTGGACGCTTTCATTTGGAACACGAACGCTCAGAACAGATAATTATAAAGAGTATATGAAAACTCTTGCATTTGCGCGCATAATCGGACTTTTGATTACCGATGGAAGTATTAGTTGTGGTTCAGAAAACGCGTCAGTATCTCTTGGACATATGATTGATGTGCATTCAATATTAATAGATATAACTATGTTTTGCGATATTTATCAAAAGACATTTAAAACTAAAAATTGTTATAATGTTCGTATTCCGAATGAATTTCTTGCTGATATTCTTCAACTTGGTGGAATATTGCGTGGAAGAAAAATAAACCAACCAGCAACACTTCCCGAATTTATATTGGATGAGAAATGCCCTCGTCCCATTATTCGCGAATTTCTTGCTGGAATGTTTGGTGGAGACGGGCACACGTGTGTTCTCGGTATGCATAGAGGAAAACGCGACGTTATGACATCTGTTTCATTCTCAAAATCAAAAACATATGAACATCGCGAATCATTACAAATAATGTTTGAAGATTTACAGAAGTTGCTTGCCAAATGTGGTATTCATAATACAACAATTCAAAATTTTAGGGAAACAACAACCTCTAAAAATAAATTTCAACTACAAAATAAAAGCGATGCATCGAATCGAAGTTTTCAATTGACACTTCATCTTCCCATCGAACAACTTATTCCATTCTCCGAAAAAATCGGATTTCGTTATTGCTGCCATAAATCGCAGCGTCTTGAAGCCGGAGTTTCCTATCGCCGTTTGCGTGAAGAAGTTTGCCGTCAACACAATTGGCTGGTGAATCGTGTTGATGAAATTACACATTTCAAGGAAATCAAATCCAAGTATCCGGACAAGATTGTGCCCACAAAGAGTGCCATTATCAAGGCAGTAGAAGAGCTCAAAAAAACGGAAGGATTGCTTCACGACTATGCTATTCCAAGCACACACGATATTACGGATCACCTTATTAAAGGCACAGAGTTTGGTAAATTCACATCCAAGTCATTTCCCACTGCGGAACAATTCATGGAAAAAATTGGAGCGCTCACCTGGTTTCTAAATGAGGCGGAAACAAACGACAACTGCAAAGTTGATGTTGATGCGATAATTATGGCAGATAAGTGGGGAAATGACGAAGAAAAATGCGAAGATGAAGATGAATCAAGTTCGGCGTATGGCGTTCACCGCGGAAGCAATGCTCTCCCAACGATGAATCTTGAGGTTGTCTCACGCATCAGCGTCGGACCGAAGCACGTGTATGACATTAGCGTAGAAGATACACATTCCTTCCTTGCAAATGGCATTGTTGCACACAATTGCATGGTATCGCACGGAGCTGCACGATTCACAAGAGAGCGACTCTACGACGTTTCCGATAAATTCCAGGTGCACGTCTGCTCGAAATGCGGAATGGTTGCGGCGTATAACGACGCGCTCGGAATTCACTGCTGCAAAATGTGCGACAACCGCACCGATTTCGCGTATGTCGAGATCCCGTATTCGTGCAAACTCCTGTTTCAAGAGCTGCAAACGATGAATGTAGTCCCGCGAATTATGACGGAATAATATAATAATATAATATATTATTATTGGTTTAAAGGTAATCAAGGTAAGTAGAATAAAAAACAAATAATAGATTAAATAAAATGTTATAAAAAAATAAAAAAATATATTTTTTTATTTTTTTTTTCAAATCAATATTCAAAAAAAATAAAATATTGAACAATTATTTACCGCATGATGCGAATTTGCAGCAGCATGAATTATATTTGCCGTTTGGATAACCGGAAGAATCGACAATTGTATTCGGTTTACAATACCGATATGAAAATGAGCTAAAATATGAAATCGGATTTTGATACTTTCCCTTGTATCCGATTCCGGAATATGATTTATATGTGAAATAATTTTCTTTTGGAACACATGCTTTCGAATTCAAATAAGACGGATAATTGTAATAGGTGCACTTACTAGTTATGCAACTACACGAATCATTTTCACAGGCGCATTTATAATCACACATTTTTGTATTTTATTAATATAAAATATACAATATACAATTATACCAATATTTTATTTTATTTTAATTAAAATAAAATATCATTTTTCTCTCAAATCTCTCTACAATTTGGGAATGAAACTCTTTTTATAAATGTTAATCGCAAAACGTGTTGGCGATAAAAAATGCACCCACGAGTCCGAGCAGCGCGCCCAAATGGTAATTGTATTGCATGATTCGATAGACGTTCAACCACGCCCGTTTCTGTTTATCGCCGTCAATATGAAGAATCATCCAGTCGCTTTTAGGTGATAAAATGTAATAAAAATAATTGGTCATGAATGTAATTGCGCCAACAACGCAAATGGTTGAAAACCGGTTGATTTTATACGAATTCTTTGTCGCGCTTTTCCAAAATAAGAACAAGAAAGATAAAACAAGTCCTAAACCGAATCCCGTGAAATAAATTCTGCGCCGTTCATCTGCAATTTTTTTATAGATTGCATTTTGTTTTGCAGAGAGAACTTGAGTAAATTGCTGAATGGACGACGCGCTGTCTGTTTTATACATTGTGAAAATCATTGCAACAATAAACATTGTCGCGATGATACAACTTTTCATGCAAACCATTTTTAGTTAACCTTTTATCTTTATAATTATTTTCCGATATAAATAATTATAGAAAAAAATAAAATTGTAAATTAAAATATTATTATATTATTATATATTATTAATTATTTCAAACTCGGTTTATACAATAGTCAAATGAAACTAGTTTTAGGAGGTTTATACAATGGATTTTCCGCAAAATTGCTTGGAGGCGGTTCCGGTAAAAGCGGAAGCGGTGGACCGGATGGCAGCAGCGAGCGCGAAATGACTCGTGTTACACTGAGGGAAGCATGGAACGGTCAAGCTGCTAGTGGCAGTGTGAATAATGTAACGGTTGCTGCAACTCCGTTTCGCGCTGTCAACAATGCCGGCGATTTTTTGAATCGTCAGTATTACACTTCTGGCGGTCCATCACAAATTAGTTCTCTTCGAGGAGGCCTAACTGGGTGGAAAACAATGGCAGGCGCCGTTCAACCGCATCCTGATGGTAGCGGCGTCCCCTCTTCCACATGCAATGTAAGATATGTGTATGACAGTTCCGATTATACGCAGTTTAGAAAACTTCAGGCATCTAATCGTAACTACAATGATAGCAGTTTTGGCGGAAATGTGAACAGTGGCGCGCAATCGAAGATTCGAGCATCCAAACGATTCTTTTAATTTTTATTATATTATATAATATTTATTTATTGTGATTATTAGTAGTTGGTGTTTAGATAAACCGTATTCTTTTAACCTTGTATATAATTTAATTTTAATACACATATTTTAATTATATACATACATATAATAATAAAAAGTATATATAATATAAATTATAGTTATATTTATAATGGCATCATCATTGCCCATAACGCTTGAAATGGTCACACTTCCGAATCAAGTTAATGATTTGTCAAAAGATGCAACTGATTATATTGATACAATTTCAGATCCCATTTTATTTGATGCAATGTTGAGAGATAAAGAGAATAGAGATAAACCAGCAAAGTGTAGTGAAATATTTGGATTTACAATCAGAAAACTGACTTATGAAGAATGTGTGAAATTCGAAATTGATTCATCTAAAGAATATCAGATCATAACAGGTATTGAGCCTGAAAGTGTTGCATCTATTTCTGGACTAAAAATTGGAGACATTTTAATTGGAATTTATAATACAAACGGTCTAATTCGGCAAATTTTTGATTTTGTTGACGAAGATGCGCTTTATAATATTTATGGTAATAAATTATTTGATACCAGAACAATATTATATATTTGTTTTCGTGTTTTACGGTATGTTTATAAAAATATTTTCGATTTTAATTTAGATTATGTTGATGTGCTCGTTATTGATTTAAAAACATTACATCATACATTACGATTTGCATTACCTTTTACAAACAATGACGAAAATGATACAATTATCAATTTTGGAAGCGCATATTTTGAAAAATACATCGACGGATTAACCGACAACACACAACAAATGGGAGGTGGTAAAGAAGATGATAAGGCTCGGGGAGCGGTCGCTGGACCAGCATCGGCAGCATCGGCAGCAATCCCTTCCAGTCAAGATCGTGGAGGTATCGTTGTTGGAAGAAGACCTCAAACGGCAGTTCAAAAAACAATAGAAGAATTTAAACAATTAATAGCACTCGAAAAAACATTACCGCCCGGACCTCAAAAAACGGCAATGCAAGAACAAATAGCAAAAATGCAAAAAATCCAAGAAGAAAATAGGCGAAATACACAAGAAAGAGAAGCGTTGAGAGCAGAAGAAAGAAGAATACGAGCATTGCCACTTAAAGAAAGGAGAGCATTGGCAGAAGCTAAATTACAACAAGACGAGCAAGCATTGGCAGCTCAACAACAGGCGTTAAACGAACAACTTGAACAACAACAAGCATTTACTACATCGTTGTCATCTTTATTTAAAGCTCGACAGCCTGAAATTTCACCCGAACAGTTAGAACGCGAAATTGCAAATTATCAAGAAGATATAACACGAGAACAACAGCAACAGCAACAGCAACAGCAACAGCCATCATCACGTTCATCTACACCATTATCATTTAGGAGTGCTGAATCGCAACAACCATCACGTTCATCTACACCATTGTCATTCGCGACTGCAGAATCGCAACAACCATCACGTTCATCTACACCATTGTCATTTAGGAGTGCAGAATCGCAACAACCATCACGTTCATCTACACCATTGTCATTCGCGACTGCAGAATCACAACCACCGTCTGTATCGCGACCATCAACACCAATTTTATCTGGTGTAGCCGGACAACAACAAGGACTACAGGGTGTATTGCTTGGACAAGGCGCATCTGCGCAACAACAACAAGGGCAACAGGGTGCATTGCTTGGACAAGGCGCATCTGTGCAACAACAAGGGCAACAGGGTGCATTGCTTGGACAAGGCGCATCTGTGCAACAACAAGCACAACCGGCTGCATTACTTGGACAAGGCGCATCTGTGCAACAACAAGGGCAACAGGGTGCATTACTTGGACAAGGTGCATCTGCGCAACAACAAGGACTACAGGGTGCATTGCTTGGACAAGGCGCATCTGTGCAACAACAAGCACGACCGGCTGCATTGCTTGGACAAGGCGCATCTGTGCAACAACAAGGGCAACAGGGTGCATTGCTTGGACAAGGCGCATCTGCGCA